GTTACATCTGTACCGTCTAATGTATCGTCGTTATTGCCGCCTCTATACTCAGAGGTATTATTAACAATTGACCACATCTTAATAGTACCTGTTCTATTTAAAGCAGCCTTATATGCACCTACATAAAACTTATTAATCTTTTGGAAATCTGAATAATAATGCCAGCTTATTAATTTGAAATAATGTCCGTTACCTTCAAAGTTAGTCTTACGATAGTACTCTCCAACCTCAACCATTACATTACCATCAATACCCGTTAAATCACTTGCTGTTCCATCTGCTTTTTTACTCCAATCATCAGGGTCAAGATAATAATTAATCGAACCATCTGCATTTTGTAAGCATCCTTTTATTTCTTCTTGAACTGGTAATTTAGCATGATACTCCATTCTCCCTACTCTTTCCCTATCTGGGTCAGAATCATTCTCATTAATTAATATACCATAGTAGAATATTGAGCAATAATTAAGAATTTTGCTTAAATTATTACCTGTTAACTGATTTTCATATATAAATAGTTTGGTTCCGTCATAATTCATAAAGAATACTTCGTCTAAAGTATCTCGAATCATTTGAACTTGTAATTTATAATAAGTAAAATCTGTTAACTTCCAATGATACCGAGTTGCTTCGCTTGTTTCATCAAAATAAATATTAACATAAGGAAAATCATAATATTCTGGTAGTCCGTAAGCATTGCCTACATACGACCCTTTGTCAAACCTCGCATCTTCCAGCACCGAAAAATCCCAAATCGTATCATTTCCTGTTCCGCTTACTTTGGGTATGCCTACACCTATGCTTGTTCGTAGGTAAGTTGTTCCTTCTTCTTCGTAGGTTTGATTATAGACAATTACCTGAAGACCTTGTCTAGGAAATAAATTTAATGCTCTATTTTTAAATAAACTATTACCTAATCCTAATTCCATATTGTCTTATTTTTTATAAGCTATAACATATCCTGAACCTGTTGTTGTAATAGAAGTAAATTCAATAGGTATATATTGACCTTCTACAACAAAAGGAGCTACATCATCATCTGTTTGTAAATAAGTAGAGTTCATTTCATACATAGAACCTGGTACAGTTAAAACTATACTATCAGGCTTCATAGAACCTATAGATAATCCATTAAAATTACCACTAATAGTTGTTGCACCACTAATAAAAACAATTCCTGAAGTAGCTTGAGATTGTTTAAAATAGTTTGTTATTTTTTCTAAAAATTTTAATATTTTATTCATCATTGTCTTAAAGTTATTTTTTGTAAAGTTAATAAATAATTTTTAATTAAAAAAGAGCAGGAGTGATTTATTTTTAAAATCTCCTGCTCTTTACTATTAAACTTAAAAAATAATCACTCTAATTCTTATGAGATAGCAAATACAGTTTCAAGTTTACCAGCTCCTGTTGCATTTGGAGTTGCAATTACTACAGTAGCATAAGATTTAGGAGTATCTCCTAAAAGTGGCTTGAAATCATCATCATAAAAATCAATGATTACTTGATATAATGGATAATCAGCACTTGATATTTGATCTGCTTGAGATCTGTATGAAATAGTAGGATATGCTTGTACCCAAGCTTTACCTTCATTCATAGCAGCTTGTCTTTCAAGACTAGCAATTTGTCCATAAGTACCATTTCCTTCTGAAGGATCTGTATCATAAGTTACAGTAGTATCAATAGTAAAATCTCCCATAATACCTAACTCAAAACGTACTTTTTCATAGTTTCTTGTTTCAGCATCAGTTGGAAGTGCAATACCAGTAAATTTGATACCCATATCTCCAATATCAGCAGCAGGAATTACTTCAATATCAGAAGTACCAGCAGCATAAGTTCCTGAAGCATTTGTAATAGGTCTATCTACTGTAATAGTAGCAGCAGCACTTGATACATTAGCTACAGCAGTTACTTTGTATATAGCATCAGTTAAAGCAGTACCTTTACCTACTGCACCAATTCTTACAAAGTCTCCTACAGCAATTTCAGTATCAACAGCATATACACCACCATCATTTTGAGCAACAGATTCTACTACAGATTCTGCTACAGTAAAAGCTTTTACACCTTTAACTACAGTAGCGTCTCCTAAGAAACCATTCGATGCAGTTACAGCACTTGATGTTACAGCATCAGCTTGTAAAACTTTTTCAGCAAATCTTTTTTTCCACTTATTAAAGTTTTCAATTAAACCAGCAGCAACAGCATACTGAGATGTACTTGTTCCAGTTCTGTAAGCCCAATGGGTAATAAAAGGAGTATTGTTATATGCAGTTTTTACATTTTCAATAATTCCTTTAATAATATAATCAGATTCAGTTTCAGCATCTAAAGATCCTGCTGAACCATTATATCCAACATAGCTTACTTGTTCTGTAGCAGCAGCACCATCAACAGAAACTTTTCTTCTAATTTTTTCAACATCAATGAAAGGAGAATAGATTAATTCATCACCTACACGTTGTACAATACGAACTTTGCCAGAACTTTGTTCTGTAACAACAGTTTCATTTTGTTCGTTAACAACAGCTAAAACACCCTCAGTTAAATCATCAGGACCACCAATAGTTGTTCCAGCAGCAGCAATGTCCGCATCGTTAACTCCAAGCATTAAATACTTTACATTCTTTTGATTCATAATAATAGAATTTTAAATTCAACTTATATTTAATTTTGTATATTTTCTTTTTCTTCTAATTGTCTTATTTGATAACCTAATTGATCTTTATCTGCAGCAAAAGCTATTTTTACAGCTTCTTCAACAATATTTCTATGAATAGAAGTGCCAAGAATACAACTAAGACTAGAGCCAGAGGTTGTATAATCAGTAAAATTTTCTCCATCAATACTACCGTATGTTTCATCATAATTAGCATCTTCAATAATTATAGGAGTTGGTTTAGTAACTGACACAAACATATATTTACTAACATCAGCTATATCATCTAAATCAGTTATAATAACATGAGATTTACTTGAGTCAACCAATTCATCAAATCTCCAATAAACTTTTGTTTTATCTGGTTTTTTATAAGGATTTTTTAAATTACTTAAATAATAATCATGACTAATAGGTTTAATTTTTACAATTTTACCTGAATCTAAATAAACTCTTTCTAAAGTTACTTGATTAATATCATCATCAATATTTACAACTAAAGATTTTGGTATTACTGTACTATTATCAATTAAATCTGTATCAGATTTTTCTACAGGGATTAGTATAGGAGAAAGAGCTTTTTTAGCTCTTTCATTCCTATCTAATCCATTATCAATAATACGTTGAACAACTTCTTCTTGAGCCATTGTTAAAATATGAGACCATTCTTTATTATCATACCCGGGTGCATCAGCACTAGCAATACTTTCATATAATAATTCTGCCTCATATTTCATTTCTAATGGAGTCATATCAATTATTCTTTATCGTTAGTAGTTTTATTTCCTTCTAAATAAGCATCAACTTGTTCTTTAATACTTAAATATTCATCTTCAGTATTTCTTTTAAGAATAGAAATATAATTAACTAAAGATAAGTAGTCATAATCTACACCATCACCTTTAATATTATATTTATTTCTACCTTTTTTAATAATAGCTCCAGCTTTTACACCATTAATAATAAGTGCTTTTATATCATAGTTATCATCTTCGATAGTCTCTAATATAAAATCGGGATCATTTTCAATTATTTTATGAAGTTCACCTTGCATCCATTCTTTTGTAGCATTAGGATCTACTACATTAGACTTATTCTTTTGAGCATAATATACTGAAATAAGATCTGACATTTTACTTCTGGATCCTTGAATAGTTCCAAAAAACATCCAAATTTTTTGAGTTTTTTCAGCTTCTTTAGATTTATAAATATTTTCATCTTCAGCTTCAGCAAAATACCAAATATATACTGGAGACATATCTCTTTTTTTATAATCTTCAGCTACTTCTCTATTAGCTTTTAAAACTCTATATTCCAAATTTTCCCAAGGTTTAGATAAATCAAAAGGTTTACCTGTAGTCATAAGACTTTCACTTTTTTCAATTCTTACAGAAAATTTATCCCAAAAATTATCTTTTTGTTTTGTAAATGATAAATCCTCTTGTAACATTTCACTAAAAGCTTCCATCTCTTTACTATTTAATATTTTTTTATATGATCCTGTTCTACGATCTCTAGGTAAAGGATATGATTTAAAAGCTCCATCAAACATAAAATATCCTATATGTTTTGGATCTCTAATCATGCCACTTGGTTTTGGAATAGGTTTTAAATACACAATTTTGTTTTCTAAGATTCCTTCTTTGATTGCTTGTTCTTCAGTCATACTTTTAAAATTTTTATTTTTTATTAAGTTATTAATTTATAAAAAGATGTAGGGTAATTTAATACCCCACATCTTATTGTTTAAATTAGGCTACTAATTCAGATGGTAAATAACGGAAAGTTTTAAGTGGATTTTTAACTTGCATTCCACCAATAAACATACCATATACTTCATAACCATCTACAGATGATACAATATCTCTTGGTTTAGTAAGATTATTATAAGGACTAAAAGGATCTCTTAAACCTCGTCTATAACCATAAATTTCTTCATCTCCTTTGATAGCTACACGTTGAATATTAGCTTCACCATTAGTTGTACCAAAATCAAGTAATTCATAAGTTAAAGAACTTAATAATCTACCTTTACTATCTTTTTTCTTATTTCGGATAGGATTATCTTTAGTAGGATCAATTAAGATTTTAAACTTAATACCATTTACAGATTCATATTCTGCAAATTGTCCTCCAATAAGCTTCATTTTACCATTAGACATCTTGATACGGCTAGTATCTTGAATGTAAGTAATTTTTGAAGCTTTTTGCTCAGCAGCTTTATGGAATTCATAAGCTCCATATTCACCTGTAGCAAGAACAAATATACGTTCATCTTCAGGAACTTTTCCTACTGAAATATCAAGAGCAAAGTCTGTAAGTGTATCAATATCAAATGTATTGTAATAACCTACATTAGCTCCTTCAAGTTGTTCATAAAGACCATATCCTGCACGAATAGTATTTTGACTTTCACCTTTATTGGCATAAGTACCATCACTCTTCATGTTAGATTTACCATAAAGTAATAATCGTGCAATATCTCTACGGAATTGGATCATAAAGTTCCAACCAATAGCATCAATCCATCTTTTATGCATATTACCTTTACTGTCAATAAATGCAAAAGCCATTGGTTTATTACGACCTTTAGATAACATGTTACCAGGTACCTCATAATTCTTACGAATGTAAGAAAGAGTGTTTTGCATCATAAAATGAGATGCAATACTAACTTCATTACCTCGTTTTGATAAGGTTGGTTCTACAAGACCATATTCTTCACTCCAACGTGTATTTCCTTGTAGATCTTCATAAGGAACAAATAATTCATTATCACCTGTAACAAGTTCAACTTCATGACACCAAAGATCACCATATTCTTGTGGATCACTTACTACACGTAAAGCATAGTCATCAGGATTTTCTCCAACAATAACAGATGTTGCAGAAAAAGCTCTTTCACTAAACCACATGTAGAATCTTCCAAATCCTACACCTGGCTTATCTGTAGCAGATACTTCTGTAGTACCTTCCCTGTCTACAGTTGCTTTAATTAAAGGGAAATTTCTTTCATCAGGACCTTGTAACATCCATTGATAAGGTACATCATCATCAATGTAACGTTTAGGATACTGATTGATGAAGCTGATAAAATCATCTCCACCATAAGTAACTTTGTAAACCTTCTCAATGGTTTTACTAATTAACTCAGGTCTTTGAGCACCAATATACCCAAGGTGTTGTTCTGTTATCAACCCTTTAGCATATCGAGGATCTACTGTTTGTAATTTGCTAATTTTCATATTTTATTATATTTAATTGTTTATTATTCATCTAAAAATTCTTCCATAGCTTCAATATTACCTTCAAGTGAATTATCAACATCAGTATAATTAGGTGAACCTGTAGAAAATTTACCACCTTTTAATTTATTTTCTAAATCTTTTAAGGCTTTAGTTTTACCATCTTTTATTAATGTATCAGTTTTACCATCAAATAAACCCATATTCATAAAGTAAGCGAGTTTAATATCAAAATCAATAGGATTTTCACTTCTTTTTTTCCAAATAGAATTTAAAGCTCTTCCTTGTTTATCCTCACCTACTGGTAAAAGAATTGAATTTATAATTTTATCCTTAGTTTGTTTATTAATTTTTTTATCCTTAAGTATTTCATCCAAGTTATTAACATTCTCTTTAACAGTAGATATATACTTATTTTTAGCTTCTTCTTGTTTTTGCATCAACTGCTGATGCTTTTGTTGCTGAGCTTTAATAGCCTTATCATAATAATTTTGTAATAAAGGAAGAGATTTTTTTGAACGATCTGATAATTTATCTAAATCTTTTAAATTTTGTATCTCATCTTTAATTTCCTCATCTGTAAAATTTCTTAATCTTAAAACTTCTGCAACAACATCTTCCTGTAAACTTTCATCTTCTACTAAAGATTCTTCTTTAATATTATCAATTATTTCTTTATTTGCAACTAAAGAACCTGCTTCATCACTAGACATTCCTGTCTCTTTCAATTTCATGTATTCTTGTGAATACTTATCAATATTTTCTTTATAAGATTCTGTTCTTTTTTCAACTTCATTTTGAAGAAGTTCTACAAAAGCTGCAGCTTCACCTTTTTCTTCTACAGTTTTTTGATAATCTTCTTCATTAAAATCAGAAAGACTATCCATCTCACTGAGAGTTTTTGCAAAAGCAATCGTCAAGGAACCAGAATCAGCATCTTTATTAGCATCATCTTTATTAGTACCATTATCATCTGATTCACTTTCATCTTTACTTTTTTTCTCAGTTGAGGATAGCCCTTCTGAAGTATTCTTCTCATCATTATTATTTAATATCTTTTTATTATCTTCTTCCATTTTTGCAAATTCTGCGTTGATATCAACATCAAAATTATCATCTGCATCAGGATTATTATTATCTTCATTATTTTCTACATTCTCATTAGATTGTTCTGGTGTATTTTCTACACCTTCCTCTCCTAATTCATCAAAAGTAGAATCTAATTCCAGAGTTTCATCATCTATCATTTCTAATGAAATCCCTAAATCATCATTTTGCTGTTCTAAAAATTCCTTTTTTGCCATAATCTAAATTTTTTATAAAATTATTATTCTATTAGTTTAATTCCAAATTATTAGGTAACTTTTTAATTTCTCTATAACTATTTTTTAACATTCTGTTTCTTTTCTGT